GTGATCCTGGTCGAACATGCCCCGCGCTTCGCAGTCGGACCTGGTGAATCCGCACGTTGTGTATGGAACGGCGCCGTTGAGCATTCCCGCGCCGCCAGGTACGTCCGGGGAATATCCGCAACGGTAGAACCGCGAGTATCTTCCATTGACGCCTCCGGCGACGGCTTCTTGCCTTTGATCGGACGTCGCTGGAAACTCCCACGGGCATCGCCGCTGCACCCGCACTTGCGGCATCAATACCCGCTGCATGTTCATCTTGTTGACGGCGGTAACACGAAATATGGATTCCGTGATTTCGTCCGGTGGGTTGAAAATTCCTTTGAAGAGAGTAAGAACTGCGGTTGTGGCCGCGCTCTGCGTCAGATCGAAGAAAGCAAAACTGACGGTGAGTGTCGCCCCCTTGAACCCCGTGCTGCGTTCGATTTCTGAAAAGTGGGAGTCGGCGTTGGCTAGCGAGAGCGAGATCTTCGGAATCGCGTCTACGCCCAGGTCTGAGGACGTTTGGATTTCGTAGAGATTATGTTGAAGAACTCTCGCCTGGTAAGTGGTCCCCGATAGTGTAATCTGGTGCGTCGACCAGTTTTCTACTCGGGTATCTGAAAGTTGGCAGGTGAAGAGAAGAAGCGGTGTGTCGGTTACAGCCTGCTCTTTAACTTGAAACGCCGTGGACATTTGTCAGCGAGTCGAAACGGTCAGTGTGCATTGATTGCGATTGGGTCCCGTTGTCGTCACCGCAAGGGCATCCTGAGAAAAGTGCGCGTTGGAGTAGACGCCGCCCGCAGAATAACTTGACTTATAAGGCGACGCCGCCGGCTGCGGTTCGAGTTGAAATCCGTACACATCTGCCGATTGCCCCGCGGGCACCGTGATGCCAACCGTGATGGAATCTGCGGAGGTATTGAGATTTCCACAGAGACTAATCCGGTTCCACGCTGCCTGCGTTGCAAACAAGACGCTGGCCGACGCGTCGGCGCTCTGACGGAATAAAGAGATCGGCAATCCGTTCTGGCTCCGGACAAATGCGCTGAGACAATAGACCAACCCTCCGGGCGCATTGACGCTCTGCTGCACGCTCAGGTCAGACCCAGTCGGATTTACGATCCGCGTCGCACTGGTTCCGCCGCTAGGATCATCGATCCCTGCCGTGAGTTGCAGCAGTGTGCTGGCTTCCCACGTGGGTTGGCCCAGAGCCTCGCTCCACGCCAGCAGGTTGCCCAGTGGGTCGAGAAACGTGAAACCGTTGAGCTGCCCTTCACAAGTGGTGAAAAACTGCTGCAGGCCGGCGATCTCGGAATCTGTTAGGTCCTGGAAGGTGAGCTGCCACTCGATCTGCTCCGCGCCCGCATCCGCGTACTTCACCATGTGCCCGTCGGGGAGTTGGTTGACAATCGTTCTCGCGATGCAACGTTTCTGTATCGGATACTGCCCCGTGGCCCCCGATGACAATTGTGGAAAGTACAACATCTACACTCTGTTTTCCACCACCACCAGCTGTGCCGTTCCTTGTAACTCGCCTTGAACGGTGTACTGAAGCGTATCTTGATTCAGGCTGCAGTTTGTAAAGGTGGTCTGAGTCCAGGGATCCACAAATGAAAATGTACCGAAGAGCCCTTCCTGTGCAACGAAGAATTGTTCCAGCGCATTCAATTCTGCTTCATCCAGCATGGTTAGTTTGATAACCCAGCTCCGCAGTGGGGCAGAGAACTGCCGGTACCTTTGGTCAACGCCATCCAGGAATCGCACCACGAAACTTGCAAACTGATTAGCATTTGTCGCCGGGTACTGCGCCACGGCGCCTGTCTTGAGAGTTGGAAAAACTGCGGGCATTATAGGTCGCTGATGACGTCGTTCAGAGAGTGCATGTTGAGGACCGCTTCACGCACGGCGGTCGCAATCTCTTGGCTGTGGTCCAGGAATGAACGGCTGTCCATCGCCTGCACCTGCACTGTGATTTGCGGCATGGATTGCGGAGTATTGCTTATTGCACGGGGAGCGCCGCTCTGGCCGTAGTCTGCGCCTTCAACCGCTGACCCGGGACCATTGGCGGCTTGAAACTGGATGCTGGGCGGTGGGATATAGGTCGTCAGCGGCGTCGGCGTATTCGATCCTCCGCCTCCGAACAGGCTCATTACGCCGGACAAAATGGGCGACAACCCTCCTAATAGACCGCCTGTTAGCGTCGATACCACTTGGCTGACGGTGCTTGCCGCGCCGCCCCCGTGCGCAGTCGTGTTCTGTACAATCGCCTGTGTGTTGGCCAGCAGTGCTTCCGCTTGCAGTTGGCCTGCCGGCACGAGATTCCCGAGGTTGCGTGTCAATTCGGTTAGGGCCTCCCCGAGTCCTCCAGCACTCGGCGGCACAAGCCCGCTTAGTAGCTGTCCGATTCCCGAGTTATCTGAGGCGGGACCGGTGATGTTGCTCCAGCTACTCTGCGCCACTCTGCTTCTCCAAATCCAACTGTTCCTCCAGGATCAGAAATGCCTCCGCCTGACGCACATTGATATCGAAGGGGAGACTTAGATGAAGCCGTTTCCAGACCAGGAACTCTTCCACCCAGCCGATGCTCTGCGCTGTGATCAACGACTTCGGGCACTCGTCGGTTGAAATCCGTCCTCTGGCCCAGACAACGTGAGGAGATGTTTGCCGCTCCGGCGGCACCCAACCGCACCTTCGTGTCTTTTCCAAACCGGATTTCCGGCATGTGTCGCACTTCCATGCGGTTGGGTTCGAACGCAGAAATTGGAAGGCGACGATCAGTTTTTTCGTTCCGGCTCCGAAAGGCCACACTCGGCCTTTACCGCCGCAACGATTTCGCGGAACAGATCTTCGGGCCCCGTGGTCACAAGCAGTTCCGGTGTCGCTGTTACCCCGTCGACTTCCAGTCCGGTCAGCGCTTGCAGGCCCCAGGTCACGTAAAGCCGGTCGATCTCGGCAGAGAAAAGCGCCCCTTGCAGCTTCTCTTCCGCCTGCTCCCCCGCGGTCAGAAATTCGCATTTGAGCGACAAATCCCGAATGCGGCGAATCAGATCCATCCGTCGCTGGAGCGACATTTTCGCTACAACAAAAGCTACTCCCGGAATGACCTTAGAGTCGATCCGAACACAACTTTCATAATTCATGCTCATCCAAAAGCGATCGTAATCTCGTCGTCCACGGTGCCTTGCGCGCGTGAGCTACTAAAACTCCACTTCAAGCGTGCTTCGCTATCGTCGTACTCGGGTACCTGCGGAATAAGACTTTTCAAGTACCCGGCAAATAACTGGTTCGGCTGCTGACCAAGCTGAATCATGGCACTGATTGGTGACTGTTGTTTCGCTGCCTGATACAGCCCTTGCGTTGCCGCATCGTCCATTTGATACAACTCAAACTCTAGAGTGACGGCGCGAACGCCCGGTGAAACGGCTCTGGGCAGGCTCGATCCAAACTCGTGGGCGCGCATATCTAAGTTATTATTCAAAGAGAGTTGAGCGTCGGTGAGCGTGAAGAACTGGCCTGGCACATTCCCTAGCCAGACCTGGCCGAGGTTACCCGGAACAATCGAATAATCAAATGTTCCTAGGGCCGGCTCAGGAGGAAATGTAGTGAGTTGTCCGATTCCGGCCGTAAAGCTAGTACTGTCCACTAGTTCTTGAGCGATTCCGTTAAACGCAAACTCGTGATAGTCTCCGTTGATCTTGACGCTCATCTGATCCACGGCTGCTCCGCACAGGATACGGTGTACCGCGGAGACTGGATCCCAATAGTCGAACACCGTTGCAGTAGAAAGGTTTGTGCTAGGAAAGTAGGTCGCCGTCGGGCCAGTGCTGGAACCGGGCACTGGGACTGCCGTGAGTGACGCATTCAGCTGGACCGTGTGAGTATCAACGACGGCAGTTACAAACCTGAGTTCTCCAAGATAGGCAACGGCTTGTCCCGCAATGAGCCCGTGCGGCGCAGAAAACGCCAGAGTGGAGCTGGTCGAGCCGGAGCCAAGTGTCGCGCCCGTGGATACCAGTGCGCTATTGCCAAGCGCGGCTTGAAATAGCGGACCATAACTGGGCGAACTCGGACCTCCGGCCCAGGTCGTTAACAGCGTGTTCAATTGGTATGTGGTTTGACGCCGGCCACCAGGCGGTAATCCTGCAAACGTCCGACTGCCTGTTTTGTCCTTGCGGCTAGTCACTTCGAGCCGTTGTTTGGCGGAGAGTCTTAGAGCCGGAATCCGGTTGTCAGATGTAATCGACGGCACTTGACCGTAAGTGGCTTCTGTGGCGCAATAGAATCGGTTCGCATTGGAAGAGATATATACCGGCATATCGTTAGTCAATACTCGCGTCCAATTGGACCGAGATCTTTGCGGACTTTATGAAGTTACGGCCCCCATGCTTCACCGGCCCGAACGCTACCTCGTACCGGCCGGCGTAAAAGAGGCCTTGGCCCCAGTCGCCGCGATTCTGGTTAAGCGTTTGAGTGACCGCAGCAGTGTACAATTGAGAGGTACGATCAATTCCCTCGAGTCGGTCCTGCGATACCCGCACATCGATGATCATCGCGATCGTTCCGGAAAAGCTTCGGAATTTTTCCGTCAGAGCATTGGCCATCTTGTCGCAGTAAATGTAAATGGCCGTGTATTTCGGCTCGGTGCTTTTTTCGGCAATATCGCTCGAGACATTGTCTGTGAAAAGATTGGTGGAGGGAATCGGCGGGATTGTCACGCTTTCCGACTCGGCTAATTCGGCCAGACTTGTGTTCAGGCCACTCGGAGCAGCTAAAACTTCCTGAAGCTTTGATGTGGCCTTGCCCGCTAAACTGAGCATGCCGTTTAGCCTCGCTGCAGGAATCGTGGTGCCTGGGAATAGTAGTTTGGTGACTGTCCGGTTGCCGGTCCTCGGCCCTGCACCAGGCCGGAGGGCGGAAGCAGCCACGTCTGATTTATGCCCAGGGGGGGATCGTTTTGCAGCGTGATAGAGTCGATAGCCGCGCCGGCATATACGTTCCAGGCCACTGCATTTGGAGGTGGATTGGTAGGCCTGACCTGCACCGAGTTTTGATTTGGTGCATTAATGGACGTGACAGGGCTGGCCATTCCTTCTTCGCCGGCAGAATTCAGCCATGCGACTTGCGCGTAATACGTCATCGCGGGTTGTGTTCCGCTCAACACATCGACTTCCGGGGTGCCAGCGACCGCAATAGGATCTGAGACGACCCCAATGCCGGTCTGAAATAGCATGGTTGATGCCCACTTCGCGAGATCTTGGTACTCTTTCCACTTAGCCGCATATCGATCGTTTAGCTGGTTTCCGTAAGCATCACGATAGACCAGTGCCAGGGTTCGAAACGTGTGCCAGAGTTGCAGTGGCGGTGTCACCACTATGTTCGGGAGTTGCAAAACATATAGTGAAGTCGCAACGCTTCCTGGCCACCAGGTGGAAGGACTTGTGCGTGAAAATGTTGAGCGCGAAAATGCCGACGTGAGTTCAGCACCCAACTCCTGTTGCGCGAGCGATATCTTAGCGGAGGCATCGATTCCTTCGTTACTGGCTACATCTAGGACGGCACTATCTTGCGCTGCCAGCTGGTCCAAAGTCGAAATCGGAGCATCGTTAAACAGAGCCATAGTCATCTGCGTCCGAACCGTTTTACCGCTCCTTTGTGAAGCGCTTTGTCTTCATTGGGTCAACCGTTGGTACAGGGGTCATTTGCATCCGATTGGTTGTCGCCTCAGTGTCGACCGCTCTCTTTGCTTCTGCCTTTTTTTCGTGAAATTCCCGCGCGGTCTCGTCGCTCGCAAGCCGGGCTCGGCCGTCGGCGATCATTTTGGCCGCCACCTCCTTGGGGACCTCGGTTAGCAGGCCCTCTTTACCGCCGTCAGGTGTCTCATGACTTACTAAGACCACGAAGGGCTCGGCTATGCTGCTTTCGAACTCTCGAATTTTTTGATAGTATGACTTTAAGTTCATAAACTGGCGGATATGAATTCCAAAACGTCGACTTCGGAATGGTCGTGCAGTACCTTAGGAGTTCACCTGCACCGCGAAGTTGTTCCGGAGGGCTGCCGCTCCGTACAGAACGTCCACTGTAAACTGCTGTGATAACGTGTTTGGTTGATAACTCATGATGACGCGCATGCCGAAATTGCCCAAATCCGCGTACTCTGCGATTGCACCAGTTCCAGGCAGCGGCTGAGGTAAGCGTCGTATCACCAACCCGATCGCGTCTCGGACGAATGCGAGGTTATGGGTCGTCACCGGAGAACTTCCTGTCTTTGCGACCAGTTGTGATCTAAAAACAAAGAAGTCCTTGATTTTTCCAACTGTGCCCTCGATCAGGGCGCGAAGGCCGGCTTCGCCAACCGTTTGGAATTCGCTGAAGCGAGGAATTTGCCGCATTTGTGAATAGGTGCCGGCATCAACGATCAAATGCTTTGGCTGGCTGGCGGGGACCTTTGCTTGAAAGAGTGCGGTTTCGGCTGCATCGACGACGGCTTCCGTGATGGGCGTTCCCGCCACTCCAACAGGAGCGTTCGCGGAGAAACTCGCGTACAGTCCCAAGAGGTCTGACTCAATTCGCTCGGCAATCGCAATGACCGCTGGCTGCATGTAAACTCTCAGTAGATCGGGAACGGCGAGGACTTTGGTGACATCGGGAATCTGAAACGTCGCCTCCGCATGCGTGTTTAGCACGATTTGGGCATTCCCCAAACTAGGGTTCTGCGTGGTCACAGTTCCCCCCTCAGCAATGTTGTTAGCGACAAGCGTCGGCGGAATCGGTACATTTACGGTATCGCCAGCCTGGGCTAGTGTGGGCTCATAATCACGGTTAACAAGGTTTCCCAGGAGGAGGTTGCTAACGAGGGCTGGCAAGGCGTCGGCCGCCACAAGTTTCACAATAGCGGAGGCCACGTTAGTGGAAGTGATTGCTGGCATCGATATCTCCTATAGTTGTTTGAAAGTTAAGTCCTTATCTTCAGCTACGATCCGCGCAAAGCCTGTGCGGCGATCCGCACAATCTCCTGTCTCGCGTTGTCTAGATCCTCGGGGCTCATCCCAGGCCGGATTTTGTCAAGGTCAATCGCACCGCTACCGCCTGGCGGCGATTTATGTGTCACGGGGATTCCAGAGCCGCCCGATATCCGAGCTGGCAAAAACTCTGGGTTCGAACCGACAAAACTTGTAAGGTAATCCTTTAGGCCTACCTCGCCGGCCTCCGTTCTTGCTACCAGCCGTCCCTCATCTGTTCTCGCAATGTCGTCCTTGACGGCCTTAAAGGCCAAATCCACTTTCCCCACGCCCAACCGCTGCAATTCGGCTCTAATAGCGGCGCTGCGCTCGGCCTCATCCGCTATCTGCTTGCTACGCTTGTTTTCCTCTATAAGGTCGTTCACTCTGCGCTCTAGTTGCTCTCGGCGCTTCCGCTCCTCTTGCAGTTCCGCCCGGTAAGCCGGCTCGGCATTTGCCTGTTGAGTGCGTGTATACTCTTCCACCGTTTGTCTTACGAGCGACTGCACGTCGACTCGTTCGGACTCCGCCGAGTCCACTTTCTCCTGCCTAGTGTCCTCCATGGCTCTCCTTATTGTAAGTAAGTGATGCGAATGATCGGTCTATGTCCTCGGCGATTTGATTCTTGACGCTCTGTTGGAGGTCGCAGAAGTACTTGAAGGCAAGCTTTTTATAGAGCTGCTTTTTCAACGTGTCAGAATTAATTCCCAACGCCAACAGCTTTCTCGCATCATCTAACTCAACGCTAAAATCTCCGATGTCGAATTCATCCAGGCCGGAGACATTAATCAAGAGACCGTCCTGACGAGCCGTGTTAATCGCCGACAGAACTTGCTTCATAGTGTGCTTGACAGCATCTCCGTAGGCGCGCAGGACCTCCTGGGTTATGCCAAAATCACGTTGCTTGCTGAACCCCGATTGAGTTGTCTGAGCAGAGCTGGTCCCACCGGCCTGCGCCATTAGGTGGCATACTCTGTAGATTTCGTCCTTGAGGCGTTCCAGATTGTCGGCGGCGATTTGAAATACGTGACCTTCAGGTTCTGTCCAGCCGAATTTATCGTCTGGTCCTAGCTGTATATAGTACGATTCTCCAACAATCTGGCTCCACTCGCGTTCGGAGTAGATGACTGGGATTGCGAAGAGTCCCATTGTCAGAGCCCAGGACAGCGCGTTGGATTTGTTAAAGTGTTCTAACTGCAATAGGGCCGCCTTGTTCATTAGCCAAAGACCCTCGGAAACGTGCATGGAGAACAAAGGCACCATGGCTTGCGAAGCGAGTCCGTGACGCCCTTCATCGATCAATAGAATTCCGCTCGACTGGCCGGAAGGACTTACGGTGGAGTGATAGGTCTTAAACATCTCGCGGTCGTAATAAATCCACCGAGTGTCTTTCATCCAGGTGTCACTACCCGCACTGACCTGTCGCAAAGACGATGTGCGAAGGACAACCCACTCTAACGTGCCGTTGTTGTCACAGCCCCAATTAATCACCTCATCCGGGGAGTAGTCCGCAAGGAACGCGCGAGATTGCCCAACGGCGTCCTCTTGCGCCCTGGTGGTGATCGGGGCGGTTACTCGGGGAAAGTCAACCACGATGTAACTCTTTCCGGCTATTAAGGCTTGTACTAATTGTTGGCGAAAAAAGTCGGCGAGAGACGTGCCCCGTAAATCACAATTGTCGGAAAACGTCGCGAAGAACCCTTTGCCGGCATCGTTCGGTCCGTCATACGTAATAACGGGCTCCCGCCGCATGAGCGTGGCCGCGTACCAGTCGATGATGGAACCAATATAGTTCTCATAGAACACCCGGCTCAATCGTTCGGAATAGACTTCGTTGGGCTCTTTACTGCGGCGCACCAGGTATTCGGCTGCATGTTCGCGAAGTTGTTCTCCGCCGGCATAGAGAAGCCTGTATTTATGCCAGATCGGCTTGGATCGAACGTACTCGGGATGTTCGATATTGATGTTCAGCATGCGGGCCGGCCCTAAAACAATCGCCTGGGGCGATCGCCAATCTGTTGAAGTGGCCGGCATTCTTGCCAGAGAAGGTAACCGAGAGCATCGGATACATGGGTTCTGCGACGATCTCTATCCTTATCGGGGATGTTGCTGTCGGCCTTGTAGGACACCTGCTCAAAGTCTTTAATCAGCTCGATGCATTTGGTGTCGATGTAGAGCTGGACGTCGCCAGAGGCGTTTTTCAGCCGGGCGTTTGTCAAGGTGATTCGGTCGCGGACGCTGGGGTTGGCTTTTGGAACCTTATAATGCAGAGGACCGGAATAGGCCGTGGCGAAATATTCGCGTACGATGTGATAGTCTGATGTGCCTGTTGTGTGGAGATTGTTGCCGGAAGCGTCACCATATACGGCAATTCCGCGGGGATGCGATGGAAAACGGCGGGTAAATTCCTCGCAGGCCTGAAGAGTACTGGCGTGCCGCAGGATGATTTCATCCAGGACGAAAATCGTTCCACCAACGATTTGGGCAACCACCGAGCACATAGGGTCGACATTGAAGTCCAAGGCCCACAGGAGCGGGGCCTGAGGTCGAACTTGGAGGTTTTTGACGTGTTCCTGGCGGTTGAAGGCGTAGTAGACCAAGCCAGCCTGGACGTTGAGGTATTTTCCCAGCACTTCCTGCTGAAAGAAGGAATCGTCGTAACTGCTTTTCAAGAGATCGTAGAAGTCGGGGATCTGCTCAAGCAGGTAGCGATTTTCGAAAGGACGGGCAAGAGTTGTGTTGTATCCTGGGCGAGGATCGGAAATGAACTTGCGATAGACCCAATCATAACCTTTTGGCGTCCAAACGCCAAAACCGCATAAACGCGCGGCTTTTGGATCGCGCAACCGGCCTTCCAGCACGAGCCAGGCAGCCTCGGGGCTGTAAGTAAGTTCGTCCAGAGCAAACCAGGCGAGGTTGGTACCGCGCAAGCGCTCGAACTCATCGATGGACCGGCACAGAATGCGCGACTGAGTGTCGACCATGGTGAGGACGTTGTCGCCCTTGCTGTATTCGTACGGTATGAAGTTGGTATTCAAGATATCAAAGAGGGTGGCCAAAGTAGCGTCGCGCAGCATTGGGTAAGTTGGCGCCCCGATGAGCCCCACTCTGCCGCTGTTCAGATAACTCAATTTGATGGCTTCGTGACACAGTGCCTGACTTTTGCCGGAGCCGATCGGCCCCGAAAATCCTTTGAATCGCGCTTGAGAAGCATGGAACTTTTTTTGTGAGGGAAGCGGAGAATACGTTATTCCTCTGAGGCAGACTCCGTCTCGCTGGGTTCGATCCAT